CGGGGCACGATTTACTCGGAACATCGCCCGGAGCATATCGCTGCCTTCGAGGACGCGGGCTTCCCGGCGATGAAAGCGAACAAGGACCTCGATGGCGGGATCGACCACGTTCGCGACCGCCTCGCTGTCGAGGACGGCCAGCCCGGACTCCTCGTTGCCGATGGCTGTATCGAACTCATCCAGGAACTCCTCAGCTATCAAGAACAACACGTCGGGACAGCGCAGGCCGATGATCACGCGGCCGATGCCCTTCGCTACGCCTTATTTACACATGCGAACCCAACTGACACAACCCCAAGCGGCACAGGTACGTTCTAACCCGAATCCATGAGTTCAGACCCATCCGATAGCGCCGCTTCCGATGCCCCCGACGGCCCGGGCGCGATGCCCGAGGGCGAGCGCGCGGACCTCATTCGCCAGCGCGCACTCCTCGCTCATGCCCTGTCGAACGACCATCACGGCCAGCGCAACTACTACAAGGTCTTTGGGTGGGACCGCTCGCCCGACGTCGCCGACTATTACGCCTCCTATCTCCGGAATCCCTACGCTAAGCGCGTCGTCGATGCCCCCGCCGAGACGGCCTGGCGCGATGATCCCGAGATAACCGACAATCAGGACACCGACGGCGAGACCGACACCGCCTTCGAGCAGGACCTCGAGGCACTCATCGATAGCTGTGACCCGTGGCACTACTCCAAGCGTGCCGACAAGCTGCAAGGCATCGGCCAGTTCGGCGTGTTGCTGATCGGCTGGGCGGACGGTGCGGATCTGCCCTTTGCCGCGCCGGTTGCCCGAACCGCACTCCGAGCGAATGACCCGGCCGATGCGATCGAGTGGTTTCGGCCGCTCTCCCAACTGTCGGTCGAGACGATCCGGTATGGCGAGCCGGGCTCCGGTCGCTACCGAGAACCCGAGTACTACAAGATCGATTTAGACGACGAAAACGACGCGACCACGGCCGATGTCTTCGGCGACGATTCCGAACAGTGGTTCCATCACGAACGAGTCCTCCACCTCGCCGAGGGCAAGCTCGACGACGAGGTACGCGGGACGCCCCGCCAGCAAGCACCGTTCAATGCTCTCACTGACATCCAAAAGACGCTGGGCAGCGCCCCCGAGACGGCCTATTCGAACGCGCGCCCCGGCCTGCACGCGAACGTCGATAAGGACTATCAACTGACGGATGACGGTGCGTCGATCGCCGATGAACTGACGGGCTATGTCCACGACCAGGAACCGCTTATCAAAACTCAGGGGGTTGACATCAACCGGATCGCCGGTGAAACGGTCGATCCCCAACCCGTCATGAACGAGCTCGTCGGCGCAGTCACGACGGCGACGGGCATCCCCAAATCCGTCCTGCGGGGCAAGGAGTTAGCCGATACCGCAAAGAGCGAGGACAAAAGCCAGTACTTCGGCCTCGTCGGCGAGCACCGCCGGGGCTTTCTCACGCCGAGTGTGGTGCGCGAGCTCGTTTCGCGATGCGTCGAGTTCGGCGCGATCACCCCCCCGGCGAACGGCCCGCGAGCCTTCGCCGTCGAATGGCCGCCGCTCGAAGAGCGAAGCGAACAAGAGACCGCGGACGTCCAGCTCGCCCGCTCGAAGGTCGCGAAGAACATCCAGAGTCTCGTGCCCGGCTACAGCAGCGAGGAGTGGATCGCCGTGATCGAGGACGGCGAGTTCCCCGAGGTGCCCGACGCCGAGCCCGAAATCGACCCGGCGGATATCGCCGCTCTCGAACGCCGCGTTGCAGAACAAGAACAAGGCCAGAACCAACCGCCAGGTACCGAACAACCGGCGATCGCCGACGGCGGCGCTAACAACAGCGAGGACTAACGAATGATAGCCCCCTCCCTCACCGGCACGCACTTCCGAATAGCTATCGCGCCGCCAGCCCCGCCCCACCCCGACCGCGACCGCTACACCGGTACACGGGCGAGCGACCCGACGGCCGACATCGATGCCATCCAGACCCTCCATCGGATCGCCCCGCCCGACCCCGACGCGGACGGGACTGGCGTCGCCGTCGCCGTGATCGATAGCGGCATCGACGAGCGCCACGACGTCTTTCGCTCGCGCAACACCCCGATCGAGCACCTCGATCATACCAACTCGGGAACGACGACCGACCGCGTGGGGCATGGCACGGCCGTCGCCTCACTCATCGCCCGCCTGGCTCCCGGAGCGGCGCTATACTCCCAGCGTATCTTCGACCGCTCCGGAACGACCCGCGGGGACGCACTGTCGAGTGCGTTGGATGCTTGCGAGGACTTCCTCGCGACGAACCCCTCGACGCCGCTCATCGTCAATTTCTCGCTCGGGACGAACCAGCGCGTCCCGGCCCTCGACCAGCGGATCAACTCCCTCGTCGAACAGGGCGCGATCGTCATCGCGGCGAGCGGTAACTCCGGTACCCTCGGCGGCTCACCGGCGACCGCGAAGCGCTGCATTTCGATCGGCGCGTGTGATACCGGCGGCGAGCTCGCTGCCTTTTCAGCGGCGAACCTCACCCGTGCCTCGCCGGAAGTGAGCATGATCGGCACGAACGTCCAGCTCGCTCGAGCGGCCGGGACCGATATGGGCCGGCGGCTCTCGCCGGCATGGGTACAGGCGAGTGGCACGTCCTTCTCAGCCCCCGAAGCGTCGGCGCTGGCCGCCCGTGCGTTGTCGGCCGACCGGCATAACACACAATCGGACCTCCGAAACGGTCTCATGGGGACGGCTCGGGACGTCGATAGCGATACCGAACGCGACGGCGCTGGCATCACGGACTGGCGCGGCGCGAGCGATACACTCGTGCCCGACCCCGAGGACCACACCCCCGAACGGTCGATCGAGGAGTGGCTCGCCGACCGGCTCCGAAGCGAACACGGCGAGCACAACGTCGAACGCCAGCACCGCTTTCCCGACGGCCGAAAGGCCGATCTCCTCGTGCATACGCGCGAAGCGGATGAGTGCTGGGAACTGGAAAACGACAGTGGCAGTGTTGTGAACGGCTCGGGGCAAGCGGCCCACTACCGCCAGGCCCGCGTCGAGGAGATCGACGGTAAGCGAAACGTCCGGGCGGTACTCGGCGTCCCGACGGGCCACATCGACGCCGCCGAGCGAACCCTGCTTCGCAAGCGCGGCATCGAAGTCGTCGAACTCCGGGTGCCTGATGACGTCTCGATCCAGGGTGTCTAATCGCCGATGTTTCCGAGTGTCTTGAACACGGCCCCCGAGCGTCACGCGGCGGCGCTGGGACTGTTCGCCGGACTTCTCGCCGGCTATCGAAACTACTGGCACCCGCTGTATGCACTGACGGCGATCGCGACGACGCCGACCGCCCGCGTGCCGAGCCATCGCCGCGACCTCCAGCACGAGACAGCCTACTACGCGGGGGCGGCGATCGTCGGAGCCATCGCCGGCCGGATGCTCCGCGAATGAGCGTCAGTGGCTCGACCGATCCAACCGGCACCGTCGGACTTCGCGAACGCGAGTTCCGGCCGGCACTGACCAAACGCTTCCGTGCGCTCCGGGCCGCCACACGCACCACGGTCGGCTACGAGAACGACGCTCTCCGACTGAAACGCGGGTCTCGCGACGGTCCTTTTAGCGTGCAGGCGGCGGCCGATGACATCGACCCCGCCGAACGGTTCGTCTTTCAGGACGATGCCGAACTCACAGACGCCTTTCTCGGCTGGCTCGACGAACAGATCGATAGGGGCGTCTTGGAGCCGGTCTCGCGCGAGCAGTTGCGCCAGGGCGGTCACTGGAGCGCGTCGTATATCCGCAGTGCCGCCGAGAAAGGCTGGGACGACGCCGCCACCCGCCTCGAACGCCAGGGACTTGACGTCCCCTCGGAGGACCTCTCGGCAACGTTCGATCGGGGAGTGTCCGCCGAGCAGTTACGCGGTCTGTATACCCGCACGTTCGATAACATCGAGACGATCACCGATCGGATGCGCACGGAGGTCCGCCGGGAGCTAACCCAGGGCCTCGCCGAAGGCCTCAACCCCCGCGTCATGGCCGGCCGTCTCACCGATCGGATCGACGTCGCCTAGACCGATGCTGAGACGCTTGCGAGAACGGAAATCATCCACAGTTACAACGACCACGCCCTCACTCGGTACGAGACGGCTGGCGTCTCGACTGTCACGGCCGACGTCGAGTTCCTGACGGCCGGCGATCGCCGGGTCTGTCCGCTGTGTGCGTCGCTCTCGGGCACGCGCTATACGATCGCCGAGGCGCGGGGTGTCATCCCCGGCAGAACTCACCCTCAGTGTCGATGCACTTGGGTGCCGATAGTAAATACATGAAAGCAACATACGCGCCTGGCAGATACGTCGATCGCCAGGCATTGACCGCGACCGACGACCCGACCGCCGGGCCGTGGACGTTCTCGGGGGTAGCGGTTGCCCCCGGGGACATCCTTCATATGGCCGATGGGACACCCGTACTGTTCACCGAAGACGAACTCCGGACAGCAGCGGCGACCCAGGCCGATAAGCCACTGACCGACGATCACCCACCCCATGAGGTCGGGAGTTCCCCGCCACGGGACTCGACGATCGGCCGGGTCGAATCGGCGACGTTCATCCCCGAGAAGGGTGTGGTGTATCAGGCCCGGACCCACGATGCCGATGTCGCTGCGGGGATTCACGGTGAGTCCTATGACGTCTCGGTTCACCCGGCGTTCAAGGAGGGCGACCGGGATCCCGAGACGGGCGCGATCACAGCGACGGACGTCCAGTTCACCGACATGTCGGTGGTGACGGACGGCGATTCGACACGGGGCACGGCCCAGTGGGGCCCATCCAAGGACCTCGCGGCGTCCTATGCGGCGATGGACTTCGACGAACTCCTCGCCGATACTGACAGCGACAGTGACGCCGACCCGCCGACGGCCGACGACCCCACGACGTTCGGTCAGCGCATGGCCGATGGCTTCGCGTCGGCACTGGGCCTCACGGCCGATGTGACGGACGGACAGAGCGGCGGCGGCGATGTATCGACACCCGACGACCCCGGCGGAGACGGTTCCGGGCGCGACGCGGACAGCGGCACCGACGCTATGGATCGAGACAGCTACATCCAGACGCTCACCGATGAGCACGACTTCGACGACCAGTTCTTCGAGGACATGAGCGACGAGCGCCTCGAAACGATGCACAACACGATCACCAGCACCGAGGCCGACCAGCCTACCGGTGGGGATGGCCAAGATAGCGGCAGCGGCGAAGCGGAACAGACCCAGACCCAGACCCAGGCCGACGACGGCACGGAGGCCGAAGCCGCGGCGGGCATGGCCCGCGAAGATGCCAAGGAACTCTTCGCCGAGCTGCGCGCTGCAGAACGCAAAGACGACCAAATCGCCGAGATCATCGCCTACGACGAGGACTACGACGAGTCCGACCGTGAGGAGTTAGAAGCGTCCTCGCCGACCGTCGTCGAGAAGATCCACGACAAGGCGACCACGAGCCAGGCCGGCCCGATGCCCGGTATTGGCGGCAAGCGCTCGGCGGTCGAAGCGTCGGTCGGCTCGGATAGCGACGACGATCTCGACGCCTTCGGGACGGGGGTCCAATAATGACGATGCTACAACAGGGTCCGTATCAGGTACAGGCCGTCGTCGAAAACCAGCCCAGCCACCGTGAGGGCACTGCCGACGCGGCGATCCTCCCGGGCACGGGCGTCGTTGCCTACGTGGGCACTGACGGCGAATGGAACGTCCGGCAAGCAACGTCGAACGAAGACAGCTATCGTGTGGCGATCGTGCCGGGTGGAGCGAAGACGGGACCGACCGCCGGCGCGAACGACGACAGTGCGGCGAGCTTGGACTCCGAGTTCGCAAGCGGCGAGCATACCTACACACTCGGTTTCCACAGCGGCGATCAGGCCCGGCTTCGCCTTAGCTCGAACGCAACGGCTGATCCCACCGACACGGAACTCGGCTGGGATACGGACGGTACGGTCACTGACGACGACGGCGCTGGCAATGGCCCGACTACCGCGGTCGCCAGCGGGCTCGAACTGCTGACGCGCACTGGCGCGGATAATTTCGTTCGCGTCGAGTTCCTTTAGAGGTCAATTCAATGAGTGCAAATCCCACCCCCCGAGTCACGTCTCAAGAACAGTTCCAGTCCGATCTCTCGAACGAGCATCTGACTGCATTATTCAATCCCGTTCGCGCCGAGCGGACGAACGCGCTCAAACGGATCCGTGCGAGTGCCGGCCTTGAGCCCGACGAGTGGAAGCAACTCGACCTGGCGGCGGGTATCACCTCGAATGTCGAGCCCGATGAGGCGCGCGAACTCATCGCCGAGGCGAACATGCCCTACAACGCGGGCACCCAGTTCGCCGACGATATGCTCATGGAGCAGTTCATCCAGAGCACGGCCGTCGACGAGTTTATTGGCATGGGGATGAGTGCCAGTGCCTCGCTCGCGTCGTATGTCTATGCTGAGCCGTTGAACACCGGCCGGATGTCGGCGGAAGTGGACATGAACGCCCGGGCAAAAGCGCCCGACGACGGCGAGACCTTTGGCCTCGATGGCGTCCCGCTGCCGATCGTCCACTGCGATTACGAGCTCGACGCCCACTCGATGGAAGTCCACTCCCAATACGGCGAGCCGCTCGAAGCCCGTCGGGCGACCCGTGCCCGCGAGGCGTTGAACCGCCGCGAGGTCGAACTGCTCTGGAACGGCTGGGGCGGCACCCACGAGGTCGATAGCGGCTCCTATACCGTCGGCGGGCTCGACGTCGACGACGGCGGCGCGAACATCATTCAGTCCTCGGCGACCGGCGGTTGGGAAGGGTCGGCCAATAACATCCTCGCCGACGCCAAGAAACTGCACAACGACATCGAGGATCAGACCGACGTGCAGGACACCGATGACGTCCCGCTCGTCTCGAGTGTCGGCGCAACGGTGTGGGTCCCGAACAAGTTGTGGGGCGACGTCTCGCGGCTCAATTACGAGCCGTCCTCGGGCGCAACCGACGAACCGGTCATCGAGCGGCTTGAACGGAAGTACCCCTATATGAACTGGATGCCCGCGCCGCGTCTCGACTCGGACTCCGCGATCATGGTGCTGAATGACCCGCGGTACTTCTCGATGGTCCAGGCCCAGAGCGTCACGAACACCGCCGAGGACATCGACAACGGCTACGCGACGAAATACAAGCTCATTTCGAGCCGGATCCCCTTCGTGCGCCGCCAGCCCGATGGTATCCGTGGCATCGTGCGTATGACCGGCGTCGGCGCCTAAGCCGATGGCCGACGACACTACCGAGGGGACAGCGGCGGTGCATGCCCGGGTCGTCGGGGTCTCCTTTAGTGGGACGGACGGCGTATACGAGCATGGTGAAACGCTTACCGTCGCCGAGCACACGCTCGCCGCCCATCCGAACACCCTCACCCGAGCAGCGGACGACGACAGCGACACAGAGGCCACCGACGAGCCGATCGCTGAGCCGCCGACCGACCCCGCGAGCTACTCGATCGACGAACTCGAATAGCACTTAGCTGCCCACACCTACGACGCCGCCGAACTCGACGCCCTCGCTGAGGCCGAGCAGGCCGGCAAGAACCGGACGGGCGCGGCCGAAGCGATCGAGACCACCCGTTCGGAATAGCCTGCGAAATTGTGGCCACCGAGAGCCGAGTCCATACCATATGATAACGAGCATGACGAACGCGGGCGAAGAGGTACAGCAAAAGGTCCTTTGGGCGACCGACCAGATCACGCTCCCGGGAACGGTCTCGATGGCCCTCTACGATGACAGCGCCGACGCGCTCGACGACAGCGCC